TTGTACATCTGTCATAATAAGATCCTATTTAAATATATCTTGCCAGTTACCCGTAGTACTTGCACGTGCGTACTCGGTGGCTCGATTTTCGAAAAAGTTAGTGTGCTCTACTGCGTTTAACATATAGTCAAGCCACGGTAGAGGATTCTCTTCACTGCCAAAAATCTTCTTCATACCAAGACCAAGAAGTCTTCGGTCAGCAATGTATCGAATATACTCTTTGATTTCTCCCGCTGTGAGATCCGGTACATCGGCACCTTCAAAACACAGATCAATAAAAGCATCTTCTAATTCTACAGTACGCTCTGCAGCGCAGTAGATTTCATACTTCAACTCGTCGTTCCACAACTCAGGATTCTCCGCAATGAAAGTTCGGAATAGCTGAGACATGCCTTCTACGTGGAGAGTTTCATCCCGAATAGACCACGTAACGATCTGTCCCATGCCTTTCATTAAGTTGTGACGAGGGAAGTTGAGTAGTATCGCAAAACTACTAAACAATTGTACGCCTTCTGTGAAGCCGCTGTAAATCGCCATAGTTTTTGCGATGTTCATGGGGGAATCCATACCAAAGGTAGATAGATGCTCATGCTTATCCATCATTGCTTTGTGGTCCATGAATTTTTGGTACTCATCATCTCCAAACCCAAGAGTTTCGAGCAGTAATGAATACGCTTCTTGGTGCACTGCCTCCATTGCAGCAAACGCAGAAAGCATCATTCGTATTTCTGGTTGCTTAAATGTTGGTAGATAGTGCTTTGCGTAGCCGCAACATACGTCTACGTCTGCCTGAGTAAAGAAACGAAAGATTTGTGTAAGTAGTCTTTTATTTCCTGGCGTCAGTTTTTCTCTAAAATCTTTCAAGTCATCTGCAAGATTGACTTCGTCCGGTAGCCAATGCATATGCTGTTGTGACTTGTAGTGTTCAAATGCCCAAGGGTAGTTGAACGGTTTGTAATATTCTCTTTCTGTGAGAAGATTCATTAAATATACTCCATGACTTCTTCAAAGTCGCTATATCCTCCGACCCATTCTTCATCTACTAATATCTGAGGAACGGTTTTAGCGCCGGGAAATAATCTACTAAATTCAATCATTGCGTCATTAGCATCAACATAAGTATAATCTAAGCACAATTCTTCTGCAAGGTCAACGGCTTTCTCGCAAAAACCGCATCCGTCTGATCCATAAATTGTTATGTTCACTTCAACCCTCACAAGCTAGACAAGCACTTTCGTCCATAGACTCAAAAATGCGTTGACGTAGCGCTTCATCGGATACTTTCTCTGCTCGCTTGTATGCTTCACTTCGTAAGTAATACAATGTTTTAACTTTTTGCTTCCACGCTTGCATATGTATAGCGTGAAGCTCCTGCTTTGATACATCCGCAGGGAAGAAGACATTCAGTGACTGACTCTGGCAAATATGCTTTTGTCGGTCGGCTGCCATATCAATTACCCAACGCTGGTCAATCTCTACTGCGGTTTTGAATACATCTTTTGTCCAGTCGTCCAGAAACTCAAGATGTTGTACTGATCCACCATTTGTAACGATGCTCTTCCAAACTTCGTCAGTATCCATCCCTAAGTCTCGGAGAATATCTTCGAGATACTCGTTTTTTTGGAGAGAGGTGCCGCTTTTAGTTTTCTGTGTATATGCGTTAGCACGGTAAGGCTCGATACTAGGACTAGTGTTACCACAGATGATGCTAGAAGAAGCGTTTGGAGCAACAGCCAGTAAATGACAATTGCGCATACCTGTACCTTGTGCATCAGGCGCTTCTCCGCGCTCCATTGCAAGCTTTCTTGAAGCAGTCTCCGCAGCAGACTTAATGTGCCAGAACATAGCCATATTACGTCCTTTCGCCATTGCCGATTCAAACGGAATGTTGTGCCGTTGTAAATAGGCATGAAAACCCATCGCCCCCAAGCCAATTGATCTCTCCCTTTCTGCACTATAACGTGCTTTTTCTAGTTCATTTGGAGCATGAGCAATGAAGTATGTGATTACATTGTCTAGCATTCGTACTAGATCTGGTATGAAATCAGGATTATTACTCCAAGAGTCATACTCTTCTAAATTTACGCTTGACAAACAACATACTGCAGTACGCTCTTCGTTGGTTGGCAATGTAATTTCACTACATAAATTTGACTGATAAACTTCTAGCCCTAAATCTTTCTGACAGTCAGGCAACGCTTCTTGTACTGTATCACCAAACATAATATAAGGCTCACCAGTTTCAACACGATTTTGTATCAACTTTACCCACAATGCTTTTGCACTAATAGTTTTTACTACGTGCCCTGAATGAGGATCCACGAGAGGCCAGCTATCGTCAAAGCCCTCATGCTTCGTCGCGCCCTCGATGAGTTCCATGAAACTATCAGGCACAACCACTCCATGATGCAAATTAGTAGACTTGCGATTAATATCACCTCCAGTAGGTTTACGAACATCTAAAAACTCCTCAATTTCAGGATGATTCATTGGCAGGTATGCCGCGTAGCTTCCTCGACGTGTAACGCCTTGAGAAAATGCAAGCATCTCTGCATCTACAACTTTCACAAAAGGAATTACACCAGTTGACTCAGAACCGTTACTTGTTTTAGAGCCCACACTACGAACGTCGCCCCAGTAGCCACCCACGCCACCGCCCACGCTGGATAAAAATGCATTCTCCGTATAATGGCTAGTGATACCCAATCTACTATCGTCCACATAGTTAAGAAAACAACTAATAGGTAGACCTCGTTTTGTGCCTCCATTACTAAGAATAGGAGTAGAAAACATAAACCAAAGCTTACTAGCGTAATCATAGAGTCTTTGTGCATGATCTTCATCGTCCGCAAAAGCTTCTGCTGCGCGAGCGAAAGCCTGCTGTGGAGAGCCTTCTCCGCCTACAAGATAGCGATCTTGTAGGGTTTTTATACTAAACTCGGAAAGATAACGATCTCTCCTAAAATCAATTTCTATATTCATTTATTACTCGCTCAATATCAACAATGTTGTCTTGGCCTATAGCGTCGTCGCAGAAGGTCATTAAATCCATCAACTCGTAGTTTACGAGTAACTGTTCACAATTTGCATTCAGTTCTTGAATGTATTTGTATTTACTACTAATAGGCACAGCTTCATAAATATCCCAAGCACTGCCAAATTGCTCGATGAGCTGAACGGCACGCTTTGGGCCGATCCCTGGAATACCTGCAACATTGTCGCCTTTATCCCCAGTAAGACACTTCATTGAGATGTACATCTCAGGTGGAATGTCATAGTGCTCACGCCAATTGTCTAGCCTTACTTCTTTTCGAGTAACATAAGAGAATCTACCAACATTTTCTTGTATCAGTAGATCCCAGTCACGGTCACTCGAGATTAGCCAAACGTACTCTAAATCGTACTTGTCTTTAAACTTCACAAGATGTGCGGCTAGATCATCTGCCTCTACACCTTTATATCTAAGGACTGGGTAGTCTTCTGCAAGCACATCGAGGCTTGCTTCGAATTCTTCGAAGAACTCTTCAAAAGCAAGTCGTTCTGCTTCTGTTTGCTCTGCGAATTTGTCCTTGCGATTTTGCTTATAATCAGGTGAGATGCCCTTACGATACGTAGATGATCCCCAGTCCGAACAAATAATAACTCGTTTGCAATCATAAGATTTTGCTAAGCTCTTTACCGTAGACTGGTAATCATACCTAAAGTCTGTACGGCCTTGATGCTTCCAACGAAATGCTAGATTGAGAGCATCGACAATTAGAGTAGCGTTTGCTTCATCATTGACCATTTTATCAGTCAGATTAAACGCCATTTATAAACTCCACTTTTTCTTCTTTGAGCCATACATCTGCCAGCAGAATGTAACAGCCTAACCACTCTAAATACATCCAGTGGTCTGTGACTTCAGGAAGAACGTCAGTAACAACAAATACCGCTGACCGATTGTATTTGAAAAACAATAAAGGCTCCTGGTTACCGCCTTCTGCTTGTTGTATTAACTTCTTCCACCATTTAATTAAATTGTTTGTTCGTGGGGCTGTGAAAACTTTATCACTTAAAGGAGAACTTTCGTAGTTTTTTACTTCAATGCAAAAGCGATTCTTTGCATGAGGTACATATAAGTCTCCTTTGAGATAGTCAAGAGCACCAGAACTAGGCACTCTTTCAAACTGTAGCCCAGTTGATTCTCTAAGCAAGTCTCGTACTAGATATTCTCCGCGAGCCCCTTTTGCTCTACTATCAACCATCTACATCATTACCCATTAAAATTTCACCAAGTATTTCGTACTTTTCATGGTACTCAGCACATTTTGCTAACTCTTCTTCAATTGCTGCCATTATGTCCGGATGCTCTCCGATACCCACAGGATTCCGCAGGTAAACCAGCACATTCGCTTTGTGGTACTTCACTTTCCCTGATAGATAGCTCATCATGCTGTCGGCTATTATGTTCTTCATTTTCTCTCTCCTTTATCATGTTGTGTATCAACCGTCTACGGTTATGTTGCATACGTCTTACGTGACCCATTATTGCTCCAGTTTACTCACATTGCCTGACTTAACTACTTCTACTTTGTCTAACAATGGGTGTGTCCAGCCATGGCTTACAACGTAGGTATTTAAGTCTTCTCCCAAAAGTACCTCTACTAGTTTTTCTCTTCCTGTCTCATCCAGCACATTGATAACTTCATCAAGAAACAATATGTTGATTTGAGACTTTGATATGCTACTCATAAGTTTGCGTATAGCAATCAGAGTAGCTGTGTTCACTCTTGCTAACTCTCCACTAGAGAGAGCAAGAATATCCACAATATTACCATTATCAGTGATTTGAACATTAAGCTTATCATTTGATACTACAAACTCCAGAGTAAAACGTCCATCGGACAATTCTGCTAAATAATTATTTGTGAGCTCTTCCAACTCTTTTACAAGATTCTCTATCTTATACGCAAGTAATCCATTAGTACTAAAAGCTTTCTTCAATACTTCCAAGTGTCCTGCGGTTGCTGCCTCAAGGTCGAGAAGCTCGTTTAATTCAAACAACTCTTGTTCAAACTCTTCAGTTTGTTCAAGTATTACTTGGATTCGGGTGTTTCTTTTAGTGATTGCTTCATTTTCTCGTGTGAGTCGAACCAACCTTTCTTTCGCATCTGATATTCTTTCTTGAACTCTATCAGCCCTGTTTTTGAGCTCATTAGGATCCAACATAGATGTCGGAAGGTTATCGTCAATGCTTCGAAACAAATCTTCCCAATCTCTTTGAATTTTTTGGGCAGATTGGTACTCTGCATTGTCTCGTTTAATTTCTGATATTCTTTTGTCAATTTCATCTTGCTTTTCTCTTGCTTCTGCAATTTTCATTGCTTCTGCGTCAATTAATGACTGTTTAAAAGAAGCGTCTACAGATTGCTCGCAGGTAGGGCAGTGATCTCCCAAACCATTTAGTTTATCTAAAAGTCGTTTCGATCCCGCTGCCGCTTGTGACAACTTACCTACTTCTGATTGTAAATTATCATAAGACTGTAGCGTTTTATTACAGCTTTGAGCTTTTTCAATATCTATCTTAGCCAGCATATCTTTATAAGTATTATTCTGAGAAATTTTTCTATTTTTCTCAGAAATATTTTTAATTTCAATCATAAGAGTAGCGAGCTCTTGTTCGTCTTCTATAGTCTCAATTGAAATTTCAGACGTTGGCAGTATGGATGTATCACTCAATTTGTTACTTGCTAACCATTTTTCAATTGTGGCTATTTTTGATTCAATACTATTGAGATTTAACGTACTTTTTCTTGATTCTTCTTTGAACAACTCAAAAAGTCTTACATAGTGCTCTAAGTGAAGAAGATCAATGAGAAACTTTTTACGGTTCGTATCTGTCGCAGTAAGAAACTGTAGACTGCTATTTGTGTTTTGGTATACCAACTGAGAGAAGGTTTTAAAGTCGATTCCAATAATATCTTGGAGTGTCTTGTATGTATTGGTCGCTGTATGAGAACTAATATCTTCTCCATTTTCCAGCAACTTAAGCTTAATACTAGACTTCCGATCAATAATAACATCATATCTCTTGTCATCCTTTGTGAACTCAAGATGTATATTATACCCTTGGTTTACATACCTGTTTGGTATATCAGCTTTTTTGATTCCTTTTGAGTTTTTGTTATACAGCGCTTCTTCAATAATTAACGGTATGGAAGATTTGCCCATACCGTTAGTACCTAGAACTTGTGTTACAGTATTATTACTAAGATCTAGCTCATTGTCAGCCCCGTAGCTAAAACAATTACTCCATTTCAACTTTTGTAGCGTAATCATTAAATATACCTACTATTTGTGGTATCCTCTGCTCTGGTATCTCCAGAATATAAGATAGATACTCTACTAACTCTTCTTGAATGCTCATCTCTTTGTCCATGACAAGAGTAGCTTCACTACTTCGTTTTACAACTTTTTTGTCAAGAAGTTCAGTATTCTTGACTTTTGCAAGCTCTTGTATATCACCTTCTATCTCATAGATTGTGTGGTGATAGTCTGTAGGTATCATTTCGTCTGTGCTTGAAACGGTTTTCCGTATAAGCTGGGGCAGTTCAAATGGTTCCCACATCCACGACCAATTTTGTGGATTTATTAATAAGTAGCCGGTGCTGACCTCATTCCTGTGAAACGAGGTTGTCATAGGACTACCTGGATATACAATATTACGTTGCGTATTACTATGGGCGTGTAAATCGCCTGCAAACACTACTGGAAAGTCTTCAAACCTACCTAAGTCCACTTCGGGCTTAACGTGTGGTGGTATCTCTCCTCGAACATGAGTGAATAAAGGTTTCTTTGGATCAAACAGTTCAATAGCATTTTTACGATGAAGATCTGCGTACGGTAGTACTCCAAATCCAAAATCGTTATCATAGTACGACATATCAACTACTTTTACAAGTGGATTAATATCTCTGGAAACTTTCTTCAATTGAGTAAAGAAAGTTTTGTTTTTCTTTGTAGCTTCGTGATTGCCATCATAGATAAGAGTTGGGATACTTACCTTCGAGATAAACTCAAAGTAAAGCTCCAACTCTTCCATGTTCGGCAGACGGTCAAATAAATCACCACCAATAATGTGCATATTGCACTGTTTTTCTAGTCCATGGACTTGTTCGAAAAACTTTCTGTAGCGATTAGTAGCCCACTCACGAGGTACATTCTTTTGTCCTAGCTTAATGTGCCAGTCTGCCGTAAATAAAATCATCCGATGTTGAACTCATCTTCCAAGGATTCATCAATGTCGCCCGCTGCATCTTCACGAATCTCATCGAGAAGAGTTTTCTGGGCGTCTGGTGTAGGACGAGGCATAACGTCATCCATAGACTTTAAATCTGCAATCGCTGCCATCTCGCTTTCGCTAAGAGCACGTTGCTTGCACTTTAGTACTTGTAATTGGTACTCTACATTGTAAGGAAGAGGTCCAGTCTTAACACGCTTGAACTTGACGTCCCAGCCTGTCTCTGGGTCTGTAGGGTCGCCCAGATCTTCTGCTGCTGTAAGAATTGCTTCGAACAGCTTCTTTTTGAGATTGATGATTTTGACTTCACCGTTGTCAATACACTGCATTGCGTAGCTCCACCCACACTTTAAATCGGGGTAGTACTCACGAATCCAGTCCTTCTCAAGATTATTAAATCGCTCTTCGTTACGGTCAAAAGACAGACACTCAAAAGGAATCTGCTTGCCGTTCTTACCTTCTAGCCAGTATACGTAGCGTGCTAGTACGTCCCCAACTAAGCGAACTTCGTTGTCTCCGTCACGGTAAGCGTAAGATGTGATTGATGATTTTTTAGCGCCGCCAGCGGCTTTGTTAAATGATAGTGCCATTAGTGTATATTCTCCTGTTTGACTTCTTCGTATAGAAAATGAACTTTGTTATCTTCTATGCGTAGTAGACTGTTATCTTCAAAAAATTCTGTTTCTATTTCGCATTGAAGTAGATCCAGTGTGGTGTCGCCAGTGATTAAATAGTCCGCGTACGGACGCATGGAAGCTATTGCGAGGTACTGGGCAATCTCGCGATAACTGTACTTGTAAGCGTTATGCAGCAATACATCTGGGTGAACAACAAAGGATTGGCCATTAAAATGCTTTCCAGCATGTTTATAAATAGTATCATATTTGTTTTTCGGTATCGCTCCAGTTACAAGCATTCTAAAGATGACAAAAAGCGTGAGAGGATTGCCCTCCGACGCTTCAAACATCTTTTTCCAATCGTAGAATAACATATTATACTCTCATTTGAGGCATTTGTCAAGAAGTATTTTTCTATGTTCAA